CCTGCCGATAATGATGGGCATCCATTTAAATTATTCCATTATCTCTCTCTGAATGAACTCAAGGCTCTCGATATTCGGCAGAATGATGTTGTATCTTTCGAAGCAGAAGGTCTAAACACATACAAACTTCTTGGGGTGAATCTGATGGCAAGGGGCTCAGAGCTGTGTAAATGCGAGACAGAAGTTCGACCGGTTCCAGCTAAACCGAAAGAATTGAATATGCGTGAACGTATCAATCTCGCACGCTCAGCAATTACCGGGCTAAATATACATAGTGCAAAAAAACTATTTGATGATATCCTTCTTGCCGCCCAAGAAGAAGCGAAAATTCCGGCGCCGGAAGGGAGTGATATCGATGGCAGTCCAAAGAACGGTAGAAGTATTAAATCCTGAAGCTTTACGGACGGAGCGTGCTCTGCGGGCATTTGCCAGGATCGCGGTTCGATATGCTTTTGAGTTGCATTTATACGATGATCTTTTGGGGGTTGATAATAGTGAGCAAAAAACGAAAGTGCTTGATTTGCGGCCGAGATCTGACAGGGAAAAATTTCGTCAAAATATGGGACGAAAGTCAGAAGAAAACAGTGATTGTCTGCAGAGACGACAGGAGCTGTTACGGATACAAGATGCTTAGAAACTATAAAACGAGGTGATTATTTTGAAAAACAAAGGTGCTAATCGTATTCATCGCAGGAAGCCTGCTAAAAATTTGAAATTAAGTCAATTGCAACAAATTTGGTACAGCATGGATACAAAGTGTGTTTTGGATCCAATGGCCCAACGTAAACGTTTGATGCAATTTATTATGCGTAATGTTTTTGGGGGTGCTCAAATATGAGATATACAGACGGTGAGAGGATATATTTTGTTGAGCATAATTTTTTTGATAATGAATGGAATATTTTTTATCAAAAGATTGGTGGAAAAGAAAAACGGTTAAGGTATCGCGGACCAGAGGGTATTTGGTCGGAGAGTCGGGAAAAGGCAGAAAAAAATCTCGTTAAAGCGGCCAAGCGACATAAATGGTTAAAGGTGGTAGAGAATGATGAGTGCTGCTAAAAATGGAAAAAGCCCTGGCTGCTGCGGGAACAGTCAACCAGGGCAAAACGTAAGAAAAGTATGCGAACCCTCTTACGCCCCTATTATAGCATGTATTACTGCAGCTTTCATCATTGAGCTTTGCTTGCTGTGGTTTTTCTTCAGCTCGGTACCGGTGATCACAACCTATGTTCCGTATACCGTACAACGTAATGATACGTTGTGGGATATTGCAAAAAAATTTGCTCCGGAAGAAATGGATCTGCGTGAGTATATTCAGATCCTGCAAGAAGAAAACAAGGATAGTGGCATATCAAAAGGGATGCCGGTAGGTAGTGGAGAGCATTTGATGTTACCGATGATTGAATATAGGCAAAGGGGGCAAGTGCTATGGCAGAAAAACGACTGACTGTTAAAGTTAAAAATATCAAAAATTATGGAAGCGGCGATGAGGTAACATTCGACCGTCCAATCAAGATTAAGAATAGACGCTTTGATCGCTGGTATTTAATAGATCGTCATAGAGATAATGTTAGCATTGGTGATGCTTTAGTTTTTAATGTTACTAACGAAGGAATTTATTTAAAGAAGGTGGTTAACGTATGAAAATCAAAAGGCTTAAACTGACCAATTTCAAGGGTCATCGTGAGTTTATGATTGATTTTTCAGAAACGGTGACTAATATTTTCGGTGCCAATGGTACCGGAAAAACATCGATCAAAGACGCTTTTTTCTGGCTTCTGACTGGTAAGGATAGCTATGGTCGCCAAGATGTTGATTTCAGACCTTTTGACGAAAAGGGACAACCTGTTCATGACGTTGATGTAACAGTTGAAGCTGTTCTTGATATTTTAGGAGTGGAATATACTTTGACGCGAGTATTGCGAGAGGATTGGTCGACCTCGACGGGAACGGCGCCGAAGAAATTGCGCGGGAACACAACCTTGTATTTTATTGATGGTGCGCCAAAAAAGGCAGGGCAGTTTGACACTTGGGTACAGGAATATGTGAATTTAGACTTGCTGCGCTTGACGAGTGATCCAGCCTATTTTCCAGGTTTGCATTGGAAGGAGCAGCGGGAAGAAATCATGGCGTTGGGCGGTGAAGTTACGGCTACCGATATTATTGCAGAAAAGCCGGAGCTTGAAGAGATCCGAACGGCGGTAGAGAAACATGGTCTTACAGATTTTGCTAACATCGTCCAAAAGGACCTGGACATGCATATTAAAACTATCAATGAAGCCAAGATTAGGATCGATGAAGCCAGTAAAGCATTAACCGGAGTTGATGATATTAAGGTGTTGGAAGAACAGGCCAGGGAACGTATTTTATTGGCACAGAAGCCTGTTGACGAACTATTAGAAGAACGTGCAGCTATTGTCAGTGGTACTGCAGTAAAAAATATTACCGATCAAAATTCAGCTCTTGAAGCAAAGATGGAAGAAATTAAAGCCAAACATCGGGAATTGATTGCTGAGGTCAAAAAGCCGTATTTAGAAAAAATGGCCATTCTGGACAGTGACGTCGTAAATGCGGCCGAACGTGTACGACCTCTGCGGCAGCAGTATCGTATCAGTGAAGATCGTATTAAAAATATTGATACAACTCTTGAAGGGTTGCGGAAGCAATGGGCTGAAATCGATGAAGAAATCTTTGACGAGACAGAATGTCCGTGTTGCCATCGTCCATATGACGCTGGAATGACAGGTAAAATGCTGGAAGAGTTCAACATGCGTAAAAGTCAAAGTTTAGGTGATATTGATGCAGAAGGGCAGAAACTGAGCGAGGAAAAAAGAAAACTGGTTGAAGAAAACCGGAAGCTGTTAATTGAAATCAATAAGTATTCTGGCTTAGAGGTTGAAGCTCCAGCTTTAAAACGGGAAATTTTAGATGCAATGGCAGCTGCAGTAAGCAAAGCCAGACCGCTTGAAGCAATGGAAGGATTCTTGAATGTTCGTGATCGAGTTGATTTGAATAAACGAAAATTGGAAGAACTCCAGCTTGACGTAAAGGTACAGCTCCGGATTATCGATGACAAGTTAGAGCCTTATCAGAAAGCATTGTCTGCTGCAAACGAAACTTTGGCCAAGATCAAAACCGAATCCGAAGTTCGTGAGCGGATTGCAAGGTTGACTGCAGAGCGTGATACGGCTCGTCATCTTGTCGATGATCTGCAGCGTAAAAAATCGTTGGTTAAGTTGTGGAGCACTACTGCTGCGGAATTAGGTACTGCACATACAAACGGAATGTTTAAGTTTGTCAGCTTCAGGCTTTTCACAAAAACCTTATCGACCGATGATATCAAGGAAACCTGTGAGTTGATGATGAATGGTGTTCCGTATCGTAATTTGTCAACTGCGGAAAAAATTATTGCCGGTATCGATGTTATCAATGCGATCAGCTCGGCCAGGAAGGTAAGTAATCCGATTTTCGTTGATAATCGCGAAAGTGTAGTGCAGCTTCCGGAATGTCCAGAGCAGGTTATTAATCTAATCGTAAGCGGCACTGATAAAGAGATTAGGGTGGTGAGAGAATGACGACGGTTGAGATATGTGCAGCATGTATTTTGATAGTATCCGTAATGGCCATGATCTCGATCCTGAAAACGGGGAGAGAATGTTATAAATCGACGGGAGCTGTTCAGGATTGGGTCATTGATGTTCCGCCGGTAACCCGTCCGGATACAGCAAATGATCAAATCCTTTGGCAATCCGAAGTGCCGGTATATTTTGTGGATCCTGAAACAGGGATGGTGTTAAGTGGTATTTTCGTGGGTGGAAATGCAGACCGGGCTGTGGTGAAGGTGAATTCAAGCATTACTCCAGGGCCAAAATATAAAATCGTAGTAGTTAAGTATGCTGATGTTTTTCAAAAAGTTAAGAAAGAAGGTATGGAAAATGGCTGAAAAAAATGAATTGTTAAAAAATGAAATCAATATAGATTTTTTGGGAGAAAGTGTGCGCGGATTAATAGCATTGCAGCCTGTAGCGCAGTTACTTGCGGGCGCTGATATTGTTCCTAAAGCATTTCAAAGTAAACCGGCGAACGTTCTTATTGCCTTGAATATGGCGCAGAGAATGAATGCTGAGCCGCTTATGGTTATGCAGAATCTATATATCGTTAATGGCAATCCTTCCTGGAGTAGCAAATTTCTAATTGCTTGTTTTAATACTTGCGGTAGATTTTCCAGTATTAAATACGAATTTATTGGCGAAGAAAATACCGATTCATGGGGCTGCCGTGCTTATTGTACAGAATTGGCCACCAATGAAAAACAAAGAAGTGTTGATGTTACGATCAAAATGGCCAAGGATGAAGGTTGGTATGGAAAATCAGGTAGCAAATGGAAAACAATGCCGCAGTTAATGATGCAATATCGTGCAGCTGCCTTTCTTATTAGGACGGTAGCTCCTGAAATCTCAATGGGATTGCATACGGCTGAAGAAATTGAAGATACGATCGATATTCAACCGTTGGCTGACGGTTCTTATGGGTTACATGAAAAGGCTGCTGAAACACAGAACCTTATTGCCACTACTCCAGTAACTACCGTTGATATGCCGGCACCGGCTATCAAAGTACAAAGTGAGTCTGAAAAAGTATCTGCAGCTGTAGCCCCAGAACCGAAAGTAGCGCAGAAAAGGCAACCTTCGTTCTGATGATTGAAGTAGAAGTTTTCAATAGCAGCTCAAATGGAAACTGCTACCGCTTAATTAGCGGTAGCAGTCAGCTGCTTATAGAAGCGGGGATAAAACTTAGCGATATCAGAAAGAAAACCGGACACCAGTTGGGGCGATTGGATGGTGTGCTGGTTTCTCACGAACATGGAGATCACGCCAAAAGTGTTATGCAGCTGATTGATAACGGAGTTGTTGTGTATATGTCAGAAGGTACTAAAGCTGCCCTGGGTGCTGCGGCAAAGTATGCTGAGATAGTTCGCCCTGATATGATAAAAAACATCGGCAAATGGCGAATTCAGCCTTTTAGGACGCAACATGATGCAGCGGAGCCGCTGGGATTTGTTATTGAGGATGGCGAAGATAGGCTGCTTTTTGCGACAGACACTTTCTTTTTGCCGTATAAATTTTTAAATTTAACTCAAATTATGGTCGAGTGCAATTATGCGCTCGACATTCTTGATAAAAACCTTTTGAGTGGTAGGGTTACTCAATCGCAGGCCAAGAGGTTATTAACAAGCCATTTTAGCCTGCATAATTTGAAATCGTATTTAAGGGATCAGGACCTGTCTCGAGTCAAGGTTATTTATCTAATGCATATATCAAGTGTTAACGGAGATCAGGACCGGTTTAAAAAAGAGATCCAGTCTGTAACTGGAAAACCAGTAAAAATTTGTGAAGCGTAAGGAGTGGGAACAATGACTACTGTACAAAGTATTGCTCAATTTAATAAAAATCGTGAATCTGCTCGTCAGGAGCAGGAAGAATTTTTGTCCAGTGAAGAAATCTGCGAGGACGAACCACTGAAAGGTGATTTTTCCAGTGTAAAAAAAGAATTTTCAGATCAGCATCCTGAAGATGTAGTTGTTTTACCTGAATTCGGAGGGAAGTACAAAATTGTAAATAATATTTATACCCCGTTGGCTAAGGCATTATGGGAGAAATTCAAAGAATTGCAGGGCTGTAATCCTTCAGCTATTTTGTTTGTGAAAATCGAAGAAGGTAAAAAAACATCGTGCAAAAAACCGGTATTTATGGACATCGGAGTATTATCGCAGCAATGGCAAGAAATTATAAACCAGATGTCAAAGCGTAATTTTACTCATGTCATCAGGATCTATGAGGGGAATATTGATAAATACCAGCAGAGCTTCGAACATTGTTTAGTGCATTTATACAACGAAATGCGCAAAATCAGCCCTGATGGCAGTTTAAGAAATTATGATGTACAAGGCTTTACTGAGGTTATCAGTAACCTTAAATATGGCTGGGATAAGCCAGAATCGATATTGCCGAACCTTATTGAAGCTGGTGACTGGTTGTCGATGAAGAACCGGCAGGGGACATTACCTTTTGGAGAAGATCGCAGCGGCGAAAATATAGAAGCGAAAAAATTTTGATTCGGAGGCATAGATCATCATGGCACGGGCGAAAAAAATAGGCGTCGATTACTATAGCCACGATGTTGGCGCTCAAAAAAAGCAAACTGTAAAAGCATTACGCTCACGCTTCGGCAATGATGGCTATGCCTTTTGGTTTATCTTGCTTGAATTGCTTGGTGAACGAGACGGCTTGTATATGGATTGCAGCGATGAAGCGACCTGGATATATTTGTGCACAGAGGTCATGATCGACGAAGATAAGGTGACAGATATGTTAAATTTCTTAGGGCGATTGGGTGCTATTGATAAAGACCTCTGGGCTGTGGATAAAATTATCTGGTGCCAGAATTTTACAGACCGACTTGCTGACGTTTTCAAAAAAAGAGGGGTGCCGAAACCTGAAAAACCGATCTCGAAAATGGTTTCTGCAACGAAAACAAATATTTCCGCACCAGAAATGGGCATTTCTGCAACAGAAATGCGACAAAGTAAAGTAAAGGAAAGTAAAGTAAAGAATAGTAAAGTAAATACTACGTTAGAAGTAGATACTACCCCTGTGGATAACTCTGACGATGGATCGGTTGACGGATTGGATTTTGATAATAATTTAATCCCAAAACAAGAAGCGGGGGTTAGCGTTATGCCAGTAGCCGAAGAAGTAGATTGTTTTTGGGATATGTTCAAAACGGTATATCCACGAAAACGCGGGATCAGTGTACCTATGGCGAAGGATGCGCTGCGAAAGTTTCTTGAGTATGGCGGCGATCAGGCTGACTTGATTGCCGCGGCAGTGAAGTATGGACGAATAGTAGCCGAGAGCAAGACTGAAGAGCAGTTCATGAAAACACCACATGTTTTTGCTGGCGGCTATTTTAAAACCTTTGTGCCAAAGTACCGACGGAATTGCCCTACGTGTCACGGAGAAGGTTTTGTTGAGGGGCCTGACGGGAACATGGTGGAGTGCTGCTGCGTAGATAGATACAAGGAGTGGAAGGCATGAGTAAACCAAAATATAAAAAAGGGCGATTGATAACCAGTCTTGATGAATTGGTAAAACAGCCTGTTATTTGGTACCAGTTTGGCATAGGGCATAAAGTTTTGGCCAAAGGTTGGTTCTTAAGTTTCCTGGTGAATTTTATTTACAATCAAATTCTGGGGAAGCGTATATATACTGCAGAACTCATAGAAGGCGGTGACTGTGATGAAGAAAAGCCCGTGCAAGGGATGCCCGAACAGGCACGCTGCCTGCTGGGACAACTGTGAAAAATTTAAAGTTTTCAAAGCGGAGTCCGATAAGGTGAATGCTGGACGACGCGAATATAACAAGAAGCTTAACGAACATTTTGTTGATATTGTTCGAGCTCAAAAGAGAGGCGGAAGGATAAAATGACTAAAGCTGAATTGCTTAAGGCAATAAAATTTTTACCTGATGATACTGAAATTTTTATATCTGGTGATTACGCTGAACTGAATTCACTTGGATGGGAGGAAGTGGATAAGGTCGTTATTGAACGAACAAGTTCAGGCACAGTAATTTTTTTGTTACCCTAATTTTTAAGTTAAACAGGCCGCTCGCTACTGTCTCGGCGTGCTATATACAAGCAATGTATCACATTTGGGAAGTATGCCCTGCGGAGGTGATTAGCCCGCAGGGGCGGCCTTTTAAATATAAGGAGTTGGAAACTATGAAACCAATAAATATAAAAATTATGATGGCGTTAATCGAAAAAGAACCAGGCGATCAGTATGTACCAGTATTGAAACCAGTACTTATGCAGATACTGACTGAACTCAAACATCTGCGTCGGAAGAATAGTCAGCTCGGCGGGAAAGTGGCTCGGTATCGGAGAGAAAAGGAAGAGCTTGAAGATGCCTTGGCGATGTACCAATGACGACGTGGAATGAACTGCCGGCACACCTTGTAAGTAAAATTCGTTCGGACAGCGTAACGGTGCCGGCGAATTTACCCGGGGCTGTACCTGTGCTGAAATATGGCAATAGAGTTACCGAGGTAGACGGTATCCGTTTCGACAGCGAAAAAGAAGCTGACTATTACTGGCAGTTACACTGGATGATGCGCGAAGGTACAGTAAAAGAGGTTGAACTACAGCCAAAATTTGTTTTACAGCCTGGTTATAAGAGAGACGGTAAAAAGATAAGGCCGATTATTTATCGAGCTGATTTTAAGGTGACGGAAGCTGACGGGCATATATATTACGTCGACACGAAAGGGATGCGGACGCAGGTATATTTGTTGAAGAAAAAGATGTTACTATATAAATTTCCGGACATTGATTTTCGGGAAGTCTGAAAGGCGGTAAAAAATGGCTGAAACGAAACTGACAAAAGAAATTAAAAAAGCGCTGTTGTATTATGCCAAAGCTGATCAGGCTGGCGTATATGGTTGCTATGAAGTTTGCCTGGGTGCTGGTTATGGTGATGAATATGTAGATTTTATGACTATGAATAGTAAAAATGAATTCAAATCGTATGAAATTAAGGTAAGTTTATCGGATATGAAAAGTAAGGCAAAACTATCTTTTTGCGGCAATTATAATTATTTAGTTTTACCAACAGAGCTTTTGTATAATCCGAGTGCAAAAGAAGAAATTTACCGCCATATATCGCATGGTATTGGGATACTGGGATATAATCCGGAAAATGCTAAGATAATAGAATTGAAGAAGTCAGGACATATGACGCTAAACATCGGCCGTAAAGTTGAGCTTATGCACTACATGATTCGTAGTTTGAGCCGATATCCAGTTAAATTAGCAAAGGCGGTGGAGTAGATGGAAAATCGAAAAACGGCAAAAAAGCTAACACCTAAAGCAAATGAAATCGTTCGGGTGGTGAGAGATATGTCCGAAAAAGTATTGCGAGATCGTTTGATTGAGATTATTGCCGAATCGATACAGCAATATCATTACGAGGTCAATAATATTGTTGAATTGGCACCGCTAATAAGTGACGCAGTAATAAAGGAATTAGGGCTTGAAGTTGTGGTTCGTAGCGTTCCAGATGTAGAAGTGATTATGAAGAATCGTTAAAAAAGTAATGACTTTTTTGGTGGAAGCCACGGAAAATGAAAGGAGAAAGACATGATAGCAATTAAAGAAATGGATATGCCGGAAAAGTGTGCAAAATGTCAATTTAGGATATTTGATGACTATGGAGATCATGAAGACAAATGTTTTATCACAGGCTGCATTATAAATCCTGACAGCAAAGATACATATTGCCCATTACAAAATAAAAAATATAGCGAAATGTATTTTTTACATAATGGAGACAAGGTACATTTTTGCCCTACGTGCAAATATCATCTTATTGATACAAAGTTAAATGATACTTATTGCCCGAGCTGCGGGCAGTCTATTCGGATTAGGCGCCCGTTTTTGTGCAAAAATATAACAGACTGTCCTGTCGGCAAAACAGTAACAAGTTACTGTCCGGTACACAAAGTAAATTTAGACAGCGATATAAACGGGGACGCAATAATATCATGTCAATGCGATTGGTAAAATAGGGAAGCATAAACGGAGGACGGTAGTCGTGCGAAAAGAAACAAGAAAATATTTATGTGCGGAACTGCGCGATTACCAGCAATCCGTTAATGAGCTGCAGCGGCTCCGGAATCGAATGGAAATGCTGCAGTATCCGGCTTATCGAGCTGACTGCGGTAGTAAAAAAGCAGCTTACATTGAGACCAGGATTGCTATGCTGCAGGAAATTGTCGGAGCAATTGATTCACTACGGAGAGAACTTTCGGAAGAGGACGAGAAGTTGCTGCAGTTAAAGTTTTGGGCACCACGGCCGCGTATGACTGATAACCAGATTGCCGCAGCAATGAACCTTAGCCGGTCACAGTATTACCGGCGTTTAAATAATATATGCTTGATTCTTGGTCGTAAGTTGGGAACTGATTTATAGGAGCACATTTTTGCTCCTATTTTTTTATGGAGTTTTATGGAGTATAATATTTGTAAGAGGTGATTTTGTGAGTGAAGAAAAAAGTTTTATTGAAAAAATCTTAATAGGCACAAAAATAACAGGTGCGGCTATAAGTACATTGAATCCGTTAACAAATATGATATATCAAGTGTATTCAGCAATTGAGATGGAAAATTTGTCAGATTTAGTTACAGTATTAAATGATAAAGTAAAAAACTTAGAAGAAAAAGAAGGAATATTTATAACAGGTGCTGCTAGTGAAA